ATGGACACAACATCAAAGCGTTACATTGACGTAAGTAAAGAAGTTGAAACCAAGTTAGCAAAGCTATTCAAGTGCACACCCACGTTTGTGTATATGGCACTTACCTACCGACGGGACTCCCAACTGGCACGAAAAGTAAGATATGTAGCCGTGCGTGACTATCATGGGAAACCGATGCACCACTGCCCTGTATGCGAAACGCTGCATAATATCACAGAGGGTGGGCGTAAGCTCATGGTGCAGAACTTTGACAACGGTGTTAAGTTGGAGGTAGATAAAGGCACTGGAGATGTCGTTGCGTACAATCGCAAAGGTGACCACATAGGCAACTGGGAGAATGTAAGTGTAACTAAACTTTCAGAAATTCAACTAATGGCAGAAAGCCTTTGAGTATGGAAACAATAAACGGACAAATATGTATCAGCCACGCAGAGCTGACCGGGCGCATAATCACGACTGCGAACCTCAATGCGCTTGTGCGTAAGGGGCAGGTGCAGCAGGTGCGCAAAGGTGGCAATGGCCGTACAGCGCTGTTTGTTGTTGATAGTCTGCCGTTGAAGTGGCGCACGGAGGTTTACAGGCGTTACCCGGATTTGCAGGAGCAGGCGGACAGCAAAGAATTTATGGACACAATAGAGCCGGACGGCGCAGCCCTGCTGTTCTATCAAGACTACAAGCTTCCTGACGGCAGAAACCTGCCCGAATTAAAGCAGGTGGAACTTTCCAACAACTGCGCCATCATGAACGCTTTCCGTCGCTGCATCGAGGACTGCCAAAGCAAGCGCAGCCGGAGCGGCAACAAGCGCGTGCCACTTGGTGAGTTTTGGCGCAAGGCAGCCAATTCTCTTGAATATCTTGCAGACCGCTTTCCTCACTCACTACCACGCAGCGCAAGGCGGTTGCAAATGAAGTTTGCCGAATATGTGGAGCAGGGGTATGTGTGCTTCATCAGCGGCAAGTATCAGAACTCCAATGCCGGCAAGGTTGTGACTGAGGACCAAGAAAGCCTGCTTGCAACCATATTGGGACACCACAACAACCTTTCTGATGTGCGCGTGGCAGAATATTACAACCATGCAGCGCGTGAAATAGGCTGGAAAGAGATAACCCCGGCAGCCGTGAGAGTGTGGCGCGAAAAAATGGACGTTGTGGTGAGTGCAGGGCGTTTGGGCGTGTCAAACTTCCGCAACAACAAGGAAATGCAGGTGAAACGTAGCCGCCCGACAGCCCCGTTCCTGATGTGGACACTTGACGGCTGGACCGTGGAGCTGCTCTACCAGGACACGAAGCAGACCAAGCGCGGAAATGTAACGACTTATACCAACCGCCTTACTATGGTGGTAGTGCTTGACCCTTGCAATGATTACCCGATAGGCTACGCCGTAGGCACACACGAATGCCCGGAACTGATAAAAGAGGCTTTGCGCAATGCTGCGATCCACAGCCGGGAACTGTTCGGGGAGATGCTACGAGCCAACCAGATACAGTGCGACCATTACGCATTCAAAGCAATGTCGCCACTATATGCGGTAATGGGCGAAAAACTTACCCCGGCAAGGGTCAAGAACGCCAAAGCTAAGCGTGTGGAGTCATATTTCAACTACATAAACACCACTTTCTGCAACAGGTTCAACAACTGGAGCGGTTACGGAGTAACAACAGACCCGAAGAAGCAGCCGAACAGCGAGGCGCTGAACCAACTGCGCCACCGCTTCCCTGATGAACAGGGAGTGCGGAAGCAGATAGATGAAATCATGTATCTGGAGCGCATGAGCAAAGAGGATAAATTCCGTGAACTCATGCAGAACTTGGCACCGGAACGCCGCCTGCCATTGAGCCGCGAACAGTACCTCTTGAATTTCGGGGCAGAAACAGGCTTCAAAAACGCATTGGAGGGGTGCGGCTTGCGCCCGACCATATTAGGCGTGAAGCGCGATTATGACTGCTTCGACCTGACATTTCGCGAACACGCGGCAGAACGCTGGACTGTGAAGTATGACCCCGACGACCTTAGCGAAGTCCTTGCCGTGAATGACGACGGCACACGCCGCTATATGCTCACAGAAAAGTATGTGCAGCCAATGGCACTTGCCGACCGCAAGCCGGGCGATTATGAGCAGCTGGAGCGCGTGAACAACTTCAACAAGGAACTGGAGAAGCAGACAGCAGAGCGGATAGCCGCACATTATCAGCGCACCGAGCAGTTGATCGCTTCAACCCCGGCACTGCGCGGCAGCATCGAAGACCGACTGCTGCTGACAGACAGCAGAGGGCAGCACAAAGACCAGCGCAGCCGCAAACGCCTTGCAGTGGAAGAAGTGGAAGCACTGGAGATAAAGACCGTGGAAGTGCCGTTAATACCGCAAGGGGCGGCAGCGACCGACACAAGCGACTACCGCACCGATGATTATTCAATTTTCTAAAACACTGATTTAACAACAACTTAAATACGATTTAACGATGCAAAAGGAACAGAAACAACAGATTTGCGAGCGGCTGCGCGCATACTGCGACCAAAAAGGGAGCCAGAACAAAGCAGCCAACAGCCTTAACGGCGTGAGCAGTGCCACAATCAGCAAAGCGCTGACAGGACAGTGGGACACGATAGCCGATGAGATGTGGCGCACGATAGCAGCCCAGATAGGAGGCAAAGCCGAGGGCTGGCAGGTGGTGAACACCAAAGCCTACGAGTGCATGACATTCACGCTGACAAACGCCCAGACCGACTCGCTGGTGCTTGCAGTGACAGGGGACGCGGGCAGCGGCAAGACCGAGGCAGTGAAGAACTATGCAGCCGGGCACACCAACGCCTACCACCTGACCTGTTCGGAATACTGGAACCGCCGCACATTCATGGGCAAGCTCTTGAAGTGTATGGGCGTGAGCGTAAGCGGTACGACTGTGGGCGAGATGATGGACGATATAGTAGATACGTTGAAGCGCAAGGACACGCCCCTTATCGTGCTTGACGAAGCAGACAAGCTTACTGACCAGGTGCTTTACTTTTTCATAAGTCTATATAACCAACTTGAGGGACATTGCGGCATAATACTGACCGCCACCAGTTTCCTGCAAAAGCGCATAGAACGAGGTGTGCGCCTGAACCGCAAAGGCTATGCGGAGATTTACAGCCGCATAGGGCGTAAGTTTGTGAAACTCCCGATGCTGAACAGCGAGGACATAGCAGCCGTGTGCGTAGCCAACGGGCTGAACGACAACAAAGGTATCAACAGGATTATAAACGAAAGCGAGGGCGACCTTCGCCGTGTGAAACGCAGCGTATGGGCGACATTGAAAGGAGGTGCATTATGAAAAGCAAAGTATTGAGGACTGCGCTTGTGTCATTGCAGTTTGCCATTGCAGGCGGCTGTGTATGCGTGCTGTATGTGGTTTATGTGCCGTTAGCACTGATACGGGTGCTTGTGGATAAAGACGGCTTCTGCGGCTTTCTGGACTGCGTGGGGAAATGTGTGAGAACAGTAACAGGTTGGTTCAGAAAAAACGGAAGTAATGTATAAATACAGCATAGGACTGGAGGCGGAAGCGGTGCCGGCTTTACTATGGCAATGGCTTGAAAATGGCATGCCAGTGGATTACACAGCGAAGCCGCGCACTCGCTTCCATATCCGGCTAATAGAAGTGACGATAACAGGCACCACCCCGGCAGAGATACAGCACAAGCAAATGGCACTAATCAAGACAGTGCGCTGTGGCGGTTTCAGTGGTGCCATGATGAAAGACAGGAAAATAACAAAGATTTGATGCGGTATGGGCAGAGCAATAAGCAATAAAAACGTGTTGGCGGCACAATTTGAGACAGCCGATTTTGACGGGCCATTTTTGGAGAGTTTCGGCCGTCCTGAATTGCGCGGGGCTTGGCTGATATGGGGCGGCAGCGGCAGTGGTAAAACGACCTTTACGCTGATGCTCTGCAAGTATCTATCAGGATTCAAGCGTGTGGCCTACGATTCACTCGAGCAAGGGCTAAGCCTGTCACTGCAAAAGGCATGGGAGCGCGTAAATATGGCAGAAGCCGGCAGTAATATCATACTGCTTGACAAAGAGGATTTACAGGAACTGCGTACACGCTTGATGAAGCGGAAAAGCCCTGACATAATTGTAATTGACAGTGTGCAGTACCTGACAAAATTCTATATGCAGCAGTTCAAGGACTTAAAAGCAGACTTCCCCAACAAACTTTTTATTTTCATAAGTCAGGCAGACAAAGCAGGCAATGATCCTGATGGCGGTGTAGCAAAAAAAATCCGTTATGACGCTGATATAAAAATCAGAGTGGAGGGCTACAAGGCATTTGTGACCACACGTTATGAGGATTCCGACAAAGGCGAGGGCGGGCAAGATTTCATAATATGGAAAGAGGGCGCCGACGCATATTGGTTAAACCAAATAAAATAAAGACAATGGCAACAGAAAATAGAACAATGGACCAGATCCACCGTGGGCTGCTTAAAAAGTTCCACACCTTGTGTAGCGTGCTTGGCATGACTGACGACCAGAAAAAGGACGTTTTGGCAAGCTGGGGCGTTGAGAGCAGCAGAGACCTTACCCAACACCAGCTGATTGACATCTGCGCTAAGTTGAGTGAGCAGGTGAACCATAAGGACGGCACTGCATCGCTTGACAAGTTGCGCAAGCAGGTGATTGCCGCAATAGGCGGCTGGTTGCGTGAAACAGGGCAGAAACAGGGCATATCGCTCATCAAAGGCATAGCCATGCGCGCAAGCGGGTACAGTGATTTCAACAAGATACCGCGTGAACGTCTGCGCAACCTCATAGCTGCGTTCAACAACAAGACAAAAGACAAAAAGAGCGTTGATGCGCTTGCCGGGGCTATGCTTGTGCAGGCACTGACTACCAGCAAGGGCATTGACCCGACATATAATTAAGCGATATGGAAACAAAAAAGAAAAAGAAAGTGTGCTGCATCTGTGGCAAAGAGTTTAACGGTTGGGGAAACAACCCTTACCCAGTAAAAGAGGACGGCGAGTGTTGCCGAGTTTGTAACATTTCTGTGGTATTGCCACGGCGCATAAAGCTGATGAATGAACGGTTAAATAAATAATTATAGAAATGGCATGAAAGAGCTTGAATGGTTGAAAAAGACCATTAAGACAGAAACAGCCCATTTGGAGCAGGACGCATATATTGAACTGTTGCGGGAACTTGCGGCATGGGCAGAGAGCGAAGCGGGATTATTGGAATTTTCAATGCCCGATTCAGACGACTACGACGAATGACACTGCGCCGGTGTAAAGGGATAAAAGGCGAATTAAACAGTATTTAATAACTAATTAAAAGTCATTAAAAAATGAGCGAACAAGTAACAATGACCGCCCAAGAGCGGGAAGAATGGGAAGCCTTCAAGGCGGACAAAAAGAAAAAAGAGGAGGAAGAACGCCGCAAGGCAGCGCGCGTGACTTATCAGCAAGTGATTGATGAGGAACTGGCACAAGCCGTTCCGGAGCTTCGCAGGCTCAGTCAGGACATTCGGACGGTAAAGGACACGGTGTTCAGCAATTTCCAAACAGTCCTTGAAATGAAAGCGGAAGTCGTGGGCTTTAAGGAAGATGGACAATTCAGTCACACTTTCACAAATTCAGAAAGCAACCTGCGCCTGACACTTGGTGTAAACACTGTTGACGGCTGGGGCGATATGGCGGAAACAGGTATCGCAATGGTGCGCAAGTACATTGAGAGCCTTGCCACAGACGAAAAGACAAAAGCACTTGTCAATACAGTGCTTAGGTTGTTGAGCAAGGACAAGCAGGGCAACCTCAACGCAAGCCGCGTGCTCCAACTGGAGAGAATGGCAGATGAGAGCGACAACGACCAGTTCAAAGAGGGCGTGAAAATCATAAAAGAAAGCTATATGCCTACTGAAACACGCCGATATATCCGAGCGCAGTACCGCGATGAGACAACGAGCAACGGCTGGCGCAACATTCCGCTGAGCATAACAGATGTAGATGTGGTAGAAACAGGGAAAACAGACGCTGAAAAAGGCGCATAAAAAAAGCAGCGCAGCCCATTCGCCAGAAGCCAATAAACAAACGCCGCCCGATGTAAAAGGATTGTGCAAAAATACTAAAAATCGGGCAAATGGCAATGAGCAGACGGCATAAAAGTACGATAGCGAGAGCAAAAAAAATCAAAGCGCTCACCGCACTACATTACGAAGCCGGGAACCAGGCAAAATGTTACAGAGCCGTGTGGCGGCACTGGATTGAGCCCGAGTTTGGCATTTGTTACCGCACTTACCTAAGCTACTTGGGTATAGACCCGGACAGTGAACAGCATTCCCGGCAGGACAACTCCCCCACACTTTTTGATTTGGGCATTTAATGACACCCCCGACGGGCACAGAACCGCCGGGGGTGTGTTGTTTGTTATCTGTGGTCTGCAATGGCGGCAGAAAGGCCGACAATGCGTGAGGTGTGGCGCATTGCGGAGCAGTCCTGCACAGAAGTGACCAAGCGCTCCACGTTTTCCACAAGTTCGGCGTGGTTGTGGTTTGTAGCCGAAGTCGTGAGCTGGAATCCTGCAAACCCTTCGCCACGCAGCGCCTGCATGGCAGCGTTAATGTCGTTGATAAGGTCGAAGACCGCAAGGACTTCAGCCATTCGCTGGTCGTGGTGTCCATGGGCAGACACGGCACGGGTGACGATGTGGAGGCGGACAGCAATGTCGCCGCGGCGTGCGCCGGCATTCTGCTGATGCCAGTTTATTTCCTCAAACTCCACAAAAACCGCAGGCGTTTCAAAGGCTGTTCCGCCGCCAGGGAGGTTTACCTGATCATTCCATAAGTCCACATAAGGAACTATATTTTTTGATGTGTCGGCTTTTGGGTCAGCCGGATTAGCCGGGCATAGAGCATCGGCAATGGCTAAAAAAATCGCTTTTCTCATTTCTTTATGAAACTGGTTAATGATAAATTGAACTTCTGCAAGTTGTCGTCGATTACGCCCTTAATAAGACGCTGTGTATCGGGTCCGTCGCCTATAAATTGGCGCTTTGGCATAGTGAATTTTCTGGAATGTGCGCGAACCGTGTAAATTTTGCCTTTCCTTGACTTGCGCTGATGTGATTTGACAGGCTTAAAGCCAGTTCCGCCCTCATTATGTATGGAGGCGTAGGCAAGGGAGGAGGAAAACCGCACACCGTTGCCCTCAACCTTTCCCTGCGTGGAGCGACGCATAGCACCGGTTACAATGAGCAAAGAGCCGCGCGGGTAGTCGTGTGCGCGCGGCTTCCATTTGTCGGAGAAAAAAGCTTTACGCTCAAAGTTTCGGTCAAACTCTTCCGACAGTTCGACACGCATATCATTCAGTATGTCGGTTTTTAATTCGTTGGCGTTGAGCATTTATTCGGTGTTTAATTGTTATTTAATCAAATAAAAATTGTAATTTTGCGGTATGGCAGAAATTACGGACAAAATAGAGGATTGCCCTTATATGTGTGAGCACTGCAAGCACTTTATAAAAGGCTTAACCTGTGCGGCGTTTGATATTATCCCGATTGAGATAGTGGAAGACGGCGCAGAGAGCCACGACCATATATTTGAGGGGCAAAAAGGCGATTATGTATTCACCCCAGCAAGACCTCGCGACACAATGCGCGTTTATGTCGATTCTGACGTAGAACCTGAAGTATGATATTTTTCTGCATATAATTTTTTAATTATAGTTCCAACCGCAACCGCAATAGGTCGCGGTTTTTCGTTATTAAGATATTCCGACCATGCTTCGGCAATAAATTCAGCTGAATTTTTATAGCCGTATGAGGAAAGATTATCTACAATATGTTCCTTGCCTTTTGCCCTTTCCTCATTGTACAATTTCAAAAAGTCAGAATTGGTACGTAATCCAATGAGTCGGTCGATTTCGTGCCCGAGTTCATGGTCAAAAACAGCCTTTAATGTACCTGTGCCGACTGGGTGCCATTTGCTTTTTACATCGCTTGCGAGTGATGTGTCTATTTTATCGCCTTTCCACATAGTATTAAAAGCAATGCCAGCGAGTCCCCAATCGCTGAAAGCCCCATGTGAATAGGCATACACATTTTTGGAGGGTCCGACTTTATAGCCTTTAACCCATTTTTTTGCGTAATCCATAAGATAAGTATCCCCAAGGCTTGCATAGCTGGGGTTATCTTTTAACTCTTTGAACTTCTTTTGTACAAGCAGTTCAACGCGTCCTTGAATTGTGCCGACATACTGTGTTGCCTTTTTTAGTTCGGGGTAACATGCCAAATGCCTTTCAGCACTTCGGTATATAGCCTGTATTTGTTCCATTTGTTTTGCTGTAAAGCCTTTTAGTGAGCAGTTGACCCCTAATTTGTCACGAAAAAATTGCTCCGCTTCTGCCACTGTTTTAGGAGTCCATTCCGCAGGTGTATAACCGTCGATGGCTTGTTTCAGAGGCTCCGCTTTTGGCCCTTTGAAATACGGGTGTTTAGGCGGGAACAGTTGCAGCTCCTTGCCGGGGTTGAAACGGAATATCTGCTGTTTTGCCGCTTCGGTGCAGTTGTCGCCCTTCTGCATAGACAGCGCAGGGTCTGAAAGCGGATATTTCCCCTTTCTGACCTGTACGGCAGTACACCGGCAGTTCCAGCCATTCGGCGGCATATACTTGCCCCAGAAAGGGTCGGACGGCGGCAGCGTAGTGCCGTGCAGAATGGCGTGATCCTCACGCACACGGTCGTCCTGAGCCGTGCGGTATTGCAGGTCGTAACGGTCGCCGTCGGCTTCAATCTGATGCCAGCGCGCCGCCATGAGCGAGGACCCTACGGCGTGGTTATATTCCGCATAGAGGTAGTTGTGGTTATAACGCTTGTGTACCGTCTCCACATCGTGGCGGAACGTCTCAAACGGCTTTATTTCGCCCTTGTCGGTGAGCAGTGACAGCCCCACCTCACGCAGAGTGTGGAAAGCCTTGAAGCCCGAGAAAATGAAAGCATTATTTTCAAGGGCATAGCGCAGGACTTCCGGCACATCGACGGGCAAACCTGAATCAATGCCGGTTTTAAGTATGCGGAGCGTTTCATCAATCATCTTGCGAGCTTCGGGCGTGCTTAGCATAGACGCATCGAACCCGCCGGCATTATAGACCATGCCGGCAGCATCAAAGAATGCCGTGTCGTCAAAATTGGGGCGTGAGTCGCCCTCTGCAAGCCGCAGCAAATCTTCGCTATACAAATCACCCAAAGCGCGATTAAACGCAAGATAAGAGCCCCGCAGCCCGGCATCAGGAGCGGGGCTTAGTCGAAAAAACGGTCGGGCTGTGTCTTGGTTTCACGAGCGCCCGAAATCTGCACGCCGTATTTGTCTGTGAAGTATTCAGGTGGAATTTCGTAATACTCCAGCAGCAGACGCTCAATTTCGCGTTGTTCCGCAGGTGTGTATGATGCCGCGTTATTCCACTGGAAACGTAGCCCCTGCACAGGGAAGCCGTGGCGCACCATGAGCGGCAGCAGCCTTCCATTTACAACATTTGCCACCATTGCGGCATCGCTTTCCGTGACACGCTCAAAAATTTCCAGGTGGACCTCCGACTGTGATAGAGAGGACCCCGAATCAATGGTCATGGTTTGCATCAGCACTGCTTTTGACAGCTCAGAGTTACAACGGTCAACGCGCTTGTCATAGACATTGTAAGCATCGCCGCGGCTGCTTTCCTTGATTTCAATGTCGGTGCCTTCCGGAAACAGTGACCAGAACGCTGCACCCATATTCTGGAGCGACTCCTCAATACGCCGGCGCTCGTTTTCATCGGGGCTTGAAGTGTGGGCAATACGCATTGGCTGACCGAAGATTTCACCGAACATATCCCAGAATGCCAGCATATTCTTTTTTGATATGCAGGAGGGGCAGCATTTCAGCAGCAACCCAAGGTCACGACCTTTGCCGACAGGTACAACCCAGTTTGCAAAGTCTCCGTCAGTGTAAGAAATGCCGCTGTGCCAATCGTCGCCTGGTGAACGTACAACAACCCCATATTCCGGCACTACGTGTTTGTGTGGGACAAGCTCCACGCCGTCAAAACGCATACCGTTGTCATCGTGTATAATGTCGCCAAGTTGTATGAGAGTTGGCCCCCAGAACCTGGAATCAAGACAAAGGTCCATGAAGTCCGTGAACCATTCCTGCTGTAACAGTTCTGTGGCTTCCGTGTTCTCTTTGCCGTCAGTCCCTACAAGACGGAAGTCCTTTTGCAATGTCTTGCCTTTGCGCTGCCCGATACAGCCGGAAAGGTGTGCATCAAGGACGGCATCAGCGTAAATGTCATAAAGCCGGCAGCGGTTCGGGTTCTCGTAATCAATCGCCATTTGGTGGGCACTGCGCCAGTCGGCAATGTCCTTTTTAGTCAAGGTGTCGGTCTGCTGGAGCAGTTGAGCCGTGAGCTTGAGCCCCTGTTTGCTTGACGCTTTGCGTGCAAGTGTCATTATTTCCGACCGTGTGGGACGGTCGAACCAGTCACGTATGTTTGTAATGAAATTTGCCATTATATTGAATGTTAAGTTAAACGAATGTTGCCCGAACCGTCAAGCCGCAGTGAGCTGGCAGAGGATAATCTCAGCGCCGGGGCAACAACCGTAATGGTTACGGTCTTGTAAAACATGGTGCCGACGGTAGGAATGACATGCACACGCTCAGTGCCCGGTTCACGGGGGACAATACGTCCGTTAGGCTCAATGTCAGCCGCCTTTCCGTTAGTCTGGTAAATGATGTTCTGCAAGGCTGACAGCGGCAATACTTCTGCCGCGACGTATCGCGGCACAGGGTTGCCGATTGTTATATATGCAGGAACATTCACACGCAGCCCCGTTGCTATTGGCTGTGCAGCCATTTCCGCCCGAGCAGCCACACTTTCAAGCCGTTGCCGCGATTGCTCGGTCAGCACCCTTTCCGTCTGTGTCGCCACTGCCGCATCCTGTGCGCTTTTAGCAGCAGTTTCAGCATTAGTTGTTGCGGCTTTAGCCTTTTGCGTTTCAGCGGAGCAATCAGTCACCGCCTTTTCTGAAATGGCGGCAAGTTCTTGTCCCTGCTTCAATACGTTGGCGGTCGCATCGTTGGCGTTATTAGCAGCCTTATTGGCATAGGCTGCCGCATCAGTCGCAGGCTTTTGGAGCAGTTCAATTTGTGCCGCCGTGAAATCCTCAAATGTGAACGGATTGCCTTTTTCCCCTTTGAGCTTTGCCAGCTGTTCAGCGGTGAAGTCCTCATAAGTGAACGGCAGCCCACGGGTGTAGGCAGCCAAGGCGTCGCATTCAATTACCTTCTCCGTGTCGGTGGCAAGGTGCCACAGTTGCACGTTGATTTTTTCGGGGTAATATATGTTCTGCAATCCGTCAGGCATAAGGTCGTTAATCAGGCAGAGGTGCAGTTCCCTGGTCAAATCACCTTCACAAAGACCGTGATTCTTGAAAATGACCAGCAGCGCATCACCGTCAGGGGTGCAATTCTCATACTTGCCGCCTGTACGTGAAGCAATGAACCTGCGCCCGTGAGTGGTTCTGTATTCCAATGTGAAATCCACATCGGGCAAAGCCACGATATTCCCCGAACCGTCGCGGAAACGTTCACGGAGAACAAAGTCGCTTTTGTAGTTGATGTGTCTAACCTGTTCCATTACGTAAATCTTAAATTTCCTTTTGCGTCAAGGCGTAGCGTGTCGCCGTCAGCCATGCGCAGGCGTGGCGGCACAACCTCAATCGTCAAAGCTTGATAAATGGACGTGTCGCCAGTTGCCACGGCATAAATCCGGGCGGTGCCTGGCTCCACAGGGATAATTTCCCCGGCAGGCGTAATCCTTGCTGCGGAGTTTTCGGCGTAAAAGAAAATAGAGCCAAGCCCGAAGCGGGGGAACAAGGCTGCATCAATGCGCGGGCGCATAGCGTTGGTAAGCGTCACGGAACCCAGGCAGCGGCGAATGTCGATGCGGAGAGGTGCGGCAAGGTTCTGAGACGACAGCGAAGCCACCAAGGATTCCACCAACGCACGTGCTGCTTCTGACTTCTGCAATTCTGCGGCTGCTTTTTCAACGGCAGAATCAACCCCGGCGAGCCGTCGGTCAATGTCCTGCTGAATTTCAGGCAGGTTTGAGTTGATGAACAGGGAAAGAGCGTCACGGACATTGCCGCAGCACTCCACCAAGTCGTAAAACAATGCGCCTACCTGTTGCGCTGACACGCTCTTGGCATTTATGGCATCGCGTATGGTGGCGGCGCGTTCCGCCAGTGCTTCAACGTCAAGCTGCGGTAGCGTTATGGGTGTAAGATTTTCCATTATTGTTAATATTAAAATTATGCGAATGTGTCATCAAACGGATTTTGAAAAATACGCGTAAGGTGAATTTCCGTGTTCTCTTTTGGTGGGCGTCCTGCAACAACATCAGAAAGAGCCTCCTCCAACGGGTCAATTTCAAACGTGCTGGCAGGTAAATCGACAGGGATGCCGGCATTGATGCCGTCAATCGATTTGAAAGGCGACCCGGTGGCAGCCAATAGCCGCAGATAGCTTGTGCGGTCAATGTCGGTGGCAGGTGATATTCCGCCCACTTCGTATGCGTCGCGTATAGCCGGTGCAATAATGTCGGCAGCTTCGTATGTGAGAGCTTGCCCGTCCTTCAGTGCGGAGGTCAGGGATATGCCGTTTCGCCTTACGAAAGCGAAAACCCCGGCTGCCGAGCCAAAGGTGGCAATGGCAATGTCAAGCAGCGTTTGACGGTCTTTTACTATTATTTCCATAGCTTATGAAATTGTGATTACGCCGGTGTCGGCAACGTTTATTGCGGCTACATCGACCCCGACAGCACGCAGCATTTTTTTTGTGTTGCCCGGCCAGAAAGGGTCGCGGTTGGCCGCAAGCATGGACCGCGCATCCGCACCGAGTAGGGGAACTTCCTTGAAGTCGCCCGGAGCGGCAAGGAGGACAGTTTCGGCAATAAAGCCGGATGCCTCAGCGACGACGGCAGCGCGCTGATGAACGAGCAAGTCCGCCGTTTCCGTATCAGTTTGGAGTCCTAAAATTTTCATTGCTTTATCTTGGTGTTTTCGTAATCAGTCTTTTTGAATGAGGCGGCAGCCCCACCAGGCACCATTGTCGTGAACGTTCCGCCCGGGTGGCTTACAATGACATTGTGGGTGTGCTTGTTGAATGTGTTCACAAGCTCATTGAGTTTGTCGGTGAGCTTCTGGATTATGACCAGTCCGTCCAGTTTGCCCTCATTGAAAACAATGTCCTCCCCATTGATATGTGCAGACATTTGGGAAGTGTCCACGCGCAAGCCGTCTGCGTCAATCACTGCGGAGGTTTCACCGATCACGATTTCTGCGGACTCTATCTTGTCTGTGGCAAGCACCACCCCGGCAGCGCCGTCAGCCACAAAGCCGACAACAACAAAAGCCCCCTTTTCGGGGTAAATGACCACCCCGAAGTCAGAACCCTGGTTGGCTTGCAGATTAACACCGAGCAGCGGTGCGCCCTCATTTATCGGCGTACAGTCCACAGTACGTTTTGCCTTGTCTATTTCATCAACCACACAAACAAGAGCGACCGTTTCGCCGTCCGGCTGTGCAAGTTGTCTGATAGCATCTCTTATATTTGCCATTGTAATAAATTTTAGCCGACGCGCAGCCCGAGCGTTATTTCCTGACGGTAGCCGCTATCGCCATATTTGACAACATTCTTTTTGACTTGATACACCCCGGATTTTACCCCGTCTATGACTATGCCGATAGCGTCCAGACAATCGACAAGGGTGTGCCCGAAAGTGGTGAACGAACCAGTAAGCCCGTCACGTTTCAGCCTTTTTATTTCCTGCTCCGCCCATGCCTTCAACTCGCTTTCAGTCTTGTTGTAGGTGTGCAGTGTACGGTGTTCGCCGTCGGCATCGCCAACTTCAACCTTAATTTTTTTGTTGTCAGGCATGAGGCTGACAGCCTTAACGCGCAGGCGCATATTTTCAGCCTTCTGCTGCTGCAAGCTTTGGTCTGAAATTATGTTCAGCCCTGTTTTGAACACCTGTGCCGGTCTTGTGTCCCTTTCAAACAACACCCCGCAATAAAGCACTGGTGTGTCGTCCTCGTAGCGGAAAAATGAGCGGATGCCCTGTTCAGACAGTTTGCCGAGCAAAGCAGCCACAGTGTCGGCCGTCACCCTATAAGCCCCAAGTGCCTGCTCTCCCATGATGTTAAGACGGTAGCCAATACCTTGGTCTTTCAGCAAAGTTTCAAGTGAAACGGAGCGGTAAGCCTTTTTCTTGGTTGGCATTTGCTTCAGCTTGAACATCTCGTCCTCGCAAGTTATGACAATGGGCGTTTTGAAGCCAACATCACGAACATAGCCCACGAAAGCCGTTTGCAGGTTGTCATCATAGCCAAGCGATATTTTGACAGAATCACCGCGCTTAACCGGTATTTTATCCGCCTTGTCCCACTTCACCTTTTTGGGTATTGTGATTTTGGCTTCGGTCGTGAGCTTCTCAGTGTCGCGGGTTATCTCCACGGCATTAACGAAGTCGAACGACCATGCACGGTCGCTCTTAATCTCTATTTTGGCACATAGTCGAAACATCGGTTAAACAGCGTTTAATTGGTCTTTATTCAGTTTCCATTTCACCAATGGAGGCAAGCGCAAAAGTTGCAAAGAACAAAAATGCAGAGCCTTCCGTATCGTTCTGATTCACAAAATCTGTTATATCTATTTCCGGATATTCGGGCAGAACTTTATTTATCTTGTCCATGTCTGCATCGTTCAAACCGGAAAGGATTAATGCCTTTTGGACTTGTCGCTCAGTGAGATTAAAAATAACTTTCATTTTACTTTGTTTTTTTTGTTTAGTAATCGTAACGGTTCGGCTTCATGCAGCCGGTGCGTATAGGGTTGTGCGTGTCGGTAGAGCCGTCAGCATCGACATAGACAGGCAAGTCGGGCGAAGCCTTTGAAGCCTGGACATCGCGCAGCCATTTGATGGCATCGTTGTAGAGACATTCGCGGCGCTCATGCCCCATGTTCTGCGGCAACCGGTGAATCATCAGCCACAGCGATATATTTACCGCACACTGCACGACCATAGGGTTGCGGCACGAACCGACCGCAGAAAACAGGCGGTCGGTGTCATAGCGGTTGCGCAGATAAGAGGATATTTGCTCCACCGCCGCAGCTTCAGCCGCAAGGCGTATGTCCTCATTTTGCGTTATCTGCTCAAATTCGTATTGGTCGCATACGGGGCGGTAGTCATCAACGGTGAGAAACATTGGCAGAAGTGTTAGAGGGTCTGGCTTCATAAATTGCAATTTGACGGGCTTTCTCCGCCGTGAATCCCGGGGCAAAACGGTGCTGCTTTATAAGTTTCCTAATCCCCTGCATAGAGACGCAGACCGGGCGGCCGTTGTGCACCAACACCAGGAACTTTTTGCGGTAGAGTTCCGCGGATTTGCGGGCTTGTTTTATAGCCCTTTTCTTGCGCCAGTCAAACAGACAGGCACGGAAGTAGTCAATAATCACCATGATACATTTTTTGCATTAGTCCTCCTGCCGAAAGAGGGGGTAAACGATTTTGTGCGCGTGTCGCGTTGCAGCATCCATATTGCGCCCTCGTCGGCATCGGGGGCGTCGTCATGTCCGCGCATTCCTTTTTCAAACGCCAGCGTCTGGTCAATACCGGCAAGCATGTCCGGGTCGTCGCGCTGCGTCTCGTCATAGACCACGAAACCGCGCTCCCACAACGGGCTAATGGCTTCCACTCGCTGGAACTTGTCGGGCTTCTTGCGCTTGTCGCCTGTAATCGGCAACTGATAGCCGCGCAGCTCACCTTCACGGCGGAACTCATCAAGGATGGTGTCCTGCATAAAATTGGCTTCCATATACCAGCGCACCACAATGCCCTGCTCGCGTGTCCACTCGTAGAGGTCGTAGCACCACCGCACCATTTCGGCAACGGAGGACTGGCGGACAAAAGCGCGGAGGTGGTAAAGTGTAGTGCCGGCTTTGCCCCAAAGCTTGGCAGCCTTGTAGTCGTTTTTTGTGGAGCCTTTGAACGAGGGGTCGATATACAGGACAATTTCCGAGAACTTGGACCACGCCGGGCGTTTTCCCCAGCGGATCCACTCATTACGGAAAATTGCACCTTCGATAATCGGGTTATTCATATATTCTTTTTGAAATGCACGATAACCCACAACCGCCTCAATGTCCTTGACTTCCTGCGGTGTCCATTTCGCAGCCCAAGACACGTTGCCGCGGTTGTCATAGATATTGACACGGGTAACGTGTACGGACTTGATGTCGCACCACCGCGCCAGCACGGAATTTTTTGCGATTAAGTTGCCAACCATGATAAAGCGCCCGCGTCCGCCGTCGAGAGTGCCGAACAGAGCAGAGCGCAACCAATCAAAAAGCTTGTTTACACGGTCGGGGCTTTCCACCAGCTCGTCGTCGTCCAAGTCGTCAACAATCACATAATCGGGACGGTGTGAGCGGTAGCGCAGACCACGCGGCGACTGACCGCGACCACGTGCGAAAAATGCGACTTCAGAGCGTGTAACAAATTCACCCTCTTCCCAAGAGCCCACGTTGTACTGTTCCCCGAAATCGTGGATATAGCGCTGGTTGTACTGCAATTCAGCCTGAATGTCGCCCAACAGCGTTTTGGCGTTGTCCTCACTCTTACCTACAAGCACCATGACATTTATTTCACGGTGTTCCTGAGCCATTAACCACATCGGGACGAACACGTCCATATTGGTTGATTTAGCCGCCCCGCGGTGCCATTGAAAAGCCGCCTTAATGTTGCGGTCCTTCAAAATCGCATTGGCGGCGGACACATGGAACGGTGCGCACGGTGTGGCTTTCCCTGTTTCCGGGTTTACAGTCCAGTGCGGAAAGTAGTAATCAACAAAAGCGGCATAATCCGAGCGCAGGCGGCGAATGCGGGCAAGGCGCTGCGCCTGCGTCTCATTGATGTTCACGGCGGTTGCAGACTGCACCGTCTCGCAGTGCTGTTTCCAACGTTCCTGTGCCTTGATTATTTCCGCTTTCGTTGCCATGTGCTAAAAAGTTTTTTGGAGCTGTTCACTGATGAACAGGTCGTGATATTTGTTAATTGTCTGTATAAGCTCCGGGGTGACGTTCGGGTCGTAGGTCATGCGGTATTGCAGCCATTTGCTGAAAGCCATGAACACCTCTATGATGTCCACAACAGAAGTTTTTTTATCCAGCCTTTCGATAGTTGCCGAGAACTTCACAAGCTTGTCGGCCGCTGCCGCCGTCTTTTCCGGGCTCGGCTCGTTCACGAGGTCTTCGACCAGCACGTCAATGCTTTTCAAAATCTTGTTTACAAGCTCCGGGCGTGTGATGTTTGCCGCAGAGCGAGCAGCCTGCCAGTCCCCATCGCTGACCCACTTCGTCACCGTCTGTGCAGACACGCCCACCTTTTCCGCAATGACCTTCTGAGGTTCGCCCTGCATAAAGAGGAGGCGCGCGTGTTCACGCATCTTTTCAAGTTCCTTTTTTGTTGCCATTCATATTAAAAACAATTTTAAGACATATAGCGCACCCACTGCGGGCGCGTTTTCAGTTGCAAAATTGGCTCAAAAAAGCCCCATAATAAAAAAGAGTGTAAAAGATTTACACTCTTTTTGTTAGGGCTGTAAAACATTCACAACTTTGCGCCATAGAACGATTTCGCGGAGTTGAGCAGCGGTAGCTCGTTGGGTTCATTCCCCAAAGGTCGTGGGTTCGATTCCCACCTCCGCAACAAATGGTAAGAAAGATTGATTAGCGAAGCCGGCGCCCGGGCGCATACCACCCCTCCACACCATTGCGGCGCCGCGAGTGTGCCGGCTTCATTTTTTATTAACGAATGAACGAAGTAATAATATCCACAGAGGCCGTGAACAGTTACGGCACGCGCATACTTACGGCAGGCATAGACCTGGAGCAGTACAGGCGCAACCCCGTGCTACTATGGATGCACCGTAGGAACTACCAGGACACGGCAGGACCAATAGGACGCATAGAAAACTTGCGGCTTGACGGCACGAGGCTTATAGGCACCCCGGTATTTGACCAGAACGACCCGTTTGCCAAGCAGATACAGAGCAAATGGGAAAACGGCTTCCTGCGCATGGCTTCAGCCGGGCTGGAACTGCTGGAGGTGAGCGACGACCCCTCACTGGCGTTTGACGGACAGACACGCGCCACGGTGACACGCTCAAAGCTGGTAGAGGTAAGCATAGTAGATATAGGCAGCAATGACGAAGCCCTAAAACTCTATGAATCAGGAAAGATTCTGACACTTGCAGCCGGAGAGGAGCACAAGTCATTACCGATGTTGAAACTTAACGCCGCCCCCAAGCAGCACGAGGGGGAGGAAAGCAATAAACAAAAAATAGAAAAACAGATGAACAAGGAATTTTTAACCCTGCTCGGTCTGCCGGAAACAGCGACCGAGGAGCAGGCACTGACTTCATTGCGCCTGCTCAAAACGAGAGCAGACCAGGTAGAGACAATCCAGCTTGCGGCAGTGACGGCGGCGGTAGATAACGCCATAGCTGAAAGGCGAATCATGGCGGAGAACCGCGACCATTTTATCGCACTTGGCAAAAATGCCGGACTGGATAACCTGACTGCGACATTGAAGCTTATGCCGGTGCAGCAGAAGCCCACCGAAGTAATCAACCTTAGCAAGACCAGCGCCCCCGGAGCTGGAGCAGCCCCAAAGGAATATGCCAAGCTCAGTGAAGTTCCAGAAAAAGAACTGCTGACAATGCGCAAAGAGAACCCGGCAAAATACGCCCAGCTTTTCAAAGCCGAGTATGGCGTGGATTGTCCAGAACTGAAAGACTAACTAACAAACTATAAAAATTAGAATAATGAACACAAAAAGCAATTTTATCAAAAAGGCAGTTTGCGCCCTTTTCTGCATGGTGTGCGCGGTGGCCTTTAACAGTGCTTCGGGTGCAGTGCTTGCCGCAGTAGCCGGCTTGCCTGCCGGAGTAGGAGCCGTGGCGGGCAATGTCGTAGCCCTTGCAGCCGGACAGCTTGCCCCGGATGGCGCACTGCGTGCCGGTGTCTTGACTGAAATATGGACAGGAGAGATGATCAAGACTTTCCGCACCGCGCCCGAGGCGCTTGGGTGGATGCAGCGTATCCGCAGCTATAACCAGTATGTGGAAAATGACGTTATCCACTTCACGGAAATGGGCGGCGACCCGAATGTGCTTGTGAACAACACGAGCTACCCGCTTGCCATTACAGCCCTCACAGACGCTGACAAGCCTATCAGCCTTGATAAATTCGACACCGAGGCAACGCCTGTGACCGACGATGAGCTCCATGCCCTCAGCTACGACAAAATGGCAAGCGTGCAGGAGCGCCACCGCGATGCCCTGCGCGAGAAGATAGCGCAGAAAGCCATCCACGCAATCGCCCCAGATGTAAACAAGGACGGCGCGCCTGTAATCAAGACCACAGGAGCAAGTGACGGCACACGCCTGAAAATGACATTTAACGACATTCTGGCGCTCAAACGCGCGTTTGACAAAATGGGCATACCCCAGAAAGACCGCATACTTGTGCTTTGCAGTGACCACGTAAACGACCTTTTGGAGACCGAGCAGAAGTTCAAGGAACACTACAACATCAACCAGGTTGAAGGCAAGATTTGCCGCATGTATGGCTTTGACATCTACGAATATGACGGCACGCCATACTACACTATGAGCACCGGCAAAAAGAAAGCATGGGGCGCAACAGTTGCGACAGGCGATGCACGCGCTTCAGTGGCATTCTATGCCGGCAGAGTGATGAAAGCCTACGGCTCAACAAGCTTCTACCACAGCGATGCCAAGAACGACCCATTGTATCACCGCAACCTTGTGAACTTCCGCCAGTGGGGTATTTGTCTGCCATTGACGGACACCAAGAGCCGTGCAGCAATCGTGAGCGCTCCGGGCGCATAATGGAAAAAGCTGAATGGATTCAAGCAATAGGAAGATTGACCAGATAATATTGCACTGCACCTCCACCCCGGAGGGCGAGGACTTCACCAACGCCCAAATAAGGGAATGGCACCTTGAGCGCGGCTTCTCTGACATAGGCTATCACTATGTTATAGGGCTAAACGGAGAGGTTCGCCCCGGACGGCCCGAATCGGTGGTCGGTGCACATTGCAAAGGACACAACACCCGGTCTATCGGTGTGTGCTATGTGGGCGGTTGCCCGCCCCGCACAGTGCCGAACTGGGAGAAAAAAGGAAAGGACACGCGCACCGCGGCGCAGGAGGCTGCACTTGTGAAACTTGTAAAAGAGCTTCTGCAACGATACCCCGGGGCAACGGTGCACGGGCACAACGAGTTTGCCAACAAGGCGTGTCCGAGTTTCAACGTAAAAACATGGCTTACGAAAGTGGGCATAAAACAGTAAACAACGTGAATGAGCGGCGAAATAATCACTACCATAGTAGCGGCGCTTGTTGCGGCGGTATCAGGCCCGATCGGGTCGTGGGTAGGCAGGAAAGTAGAGCGCGCAAAGTATGAGGCAGAAGTCGGCAAGCTCCGTGCGGAGCTGAAAGACAAGATCGCCGAAGTGAAAAGCCACGAGCTTGAAAATGTGCGCAAGGCTTCCGACATACTTATGGAGTCGATAGTTCCGCCGCTTCAGGACGAAATAAACAAATTAAGGAATGACGTACAACGGCTTAATGTGGCGCTTGAACGCATTTGGGGCTGTCCTCATGTTGAGCGCTGCCCTGTCAAATACGAGCTGCTCCTCTTCCCGACAAGTGCTGGAGAGCGGCAAGCAGGAAACGCGGGCAGAGGAGACAGCCACGAGGACGGAGGAGAGACAGAGCAGCCAGGAACAAGAGCAGACCCGTGAGGAAAACACGGAGGCTGTTACGGTCACAGAGATTGAAATCTATGACACAGGGGCTGCCCCAGACCCAAAGACTGGCGCGCGCCCACTGAAAGCCAAGATAAGGCAGCGCACCGACCATAGCGGAACGAGCCACGAAGCAACCACCTACAAGGCCAAAGGGGACACCGAAATCAAGGAGGAACAGACCTACAACGGCGGTGAACTGGCGGAAGTGGTGGTAAAAGCAGAACGGCCGCAGAGCCTTTGGGAGCGCATTAAAACAGGCGTTATGTGCGGTGTTGCAATCACCATTCTGGCTGTGGCAGGCTGGATAATTTATAAACTCAAAAAACGATAAACGACATGGCAGAAGAAAATACAAACATCACGCAGCCTGCCCAGGAAGCAAAGGCGACGGCGGCTGAGAAAGAGACCAAGCCAAAGAACGCGCAGAAGTCAAAGGCGCAGAAACCGGTAAAGGTGAATGCCCCGGCGATGCTCAAAGCCGTAGGGCTGGAAGCGTGCAGGCTGCACAAATTGGAGCAGGTGTGGGTGACTGACGACGGGCAGTGCTTCCCCTTGGAGGGGGACGCAAAGGCGCACGCCGTGAACCTCAAAAATAGCGAACTTATAAAAGTAACGGCAGAATGAGCACTAAACTAACCATAGCCAGAACAAACGGCAATGTGCCAAAGACGACACAGGGCGAAGACCATATAACCGGCTTTGTGGCATATCTGCCCGATGCTGAAATTCCCGAGAGCTTCAAGACCGAGAGGGTGCAGGCACTTTCCACAATAGACGCAGCCGAAGCGGCAGGCATCACCGCAGACGCAGCCAGTTGGGCGGTCAAGGTGGTACACTATCACCTCAGCGAGATTTACCGCGCCAACCCGGCTGTGAGCCTGTATGTGGGCTTGTTCGCCAAACCGAGCGGTGCAAGTGATGCCTACACGTTTGCCGAATTGAAAACCGTGCAGAACTATGCCTCCGGGCGTATCAGACAGTTGGGCGTGTGGTGTGGTGACCGCAATATGAGTACCGACGACATCACCACCTTGCAAGGTATTGGCGACACGCTGGCAGAACAGGCGGCGGAGTTGTCGATTTTATACGCCCCGAAAGTGGCAAATGTGAAGCAGATAACGCAGGTTGCGGCAGGCATGGGCAAGAACCGCGTGAGCGTGGTTATAGGTCAGGCAGGCAGTGACACAGGCGCGACGCTTTACAAGGACAAAGGCAACGCAGCCAAGAGCAGCGTGAGCGGACTGGGCACAGTTCTGGGGCTTCTGAGCCGCGCCAAGGTACACCAGTGCATAGCGTGGGTGCGTGAGTTTCCGACTGGCATAAACGTCCCTGCATTCGGAGACGGTACGCTTTACAGGGACTTGGATAAGGCGCTTGTGGAGCAGCTGGACAAGGCGCGTTACCTGTTCTTTGTCACCCAACCGGGGCAGACAGGCAGCTATATGAACGACAGCCACACAATGGACGAAGCCACCAGCGACTACGCAGCCATTGAGAGCGTGCGCACTATGGACAAGGCAGTGCGCGGCGTGCGCACCTACATCGTGCCTGAACTTGGCGGAAACGTCTATGTGGATTCCGAAAGCGGCAAGTTGGAAAGTTACAGCGTGAGCCACCTTGAAACCGTGGCGAACCATGCCCTCGAGGATATGGAGCGTGCCGGGGAACTAAGCGGCTACAAAGCCGAGATAGACCCCGAGCAGGACGTGGCAAGCACCAGCCGCATAGACATAGTAATCAAGAATGTGGCAAGCCCTGTAATCCGCCATATCAACATAAAGATAGGGTTTGCCAAGACCATATAACTTCAAAAACAAACAGAAATGGCAAGTATCGTAAACAACGGCATTCCCTTGGTCAATGGCATGCTGTGCGCCTGGGCAGATATTGTTATCCTCATCGGCGGCGTGCCTGTTACCGGCATTGTCGGTATAGAGTACAGCGACGAACAGGAAGTCGTGAACAAGTGGGGCGCCGGCCGTCACCCAGTGGGACGAGCAAAAGGGCGCATCACCCCTAACGCCAAACTGATTTTATATCAGGAAGAAGTGCAGGCGCTCCAGGCGCAGGCAACAAACGGCAGGTTGCAGGACCTTCCGCCTTTTGACATAATCGTGCAGTATCTGCCCGACAGCGGAGTGATAACGAAAGACAAAATCCGCAACTGCCAATTTTCAGGCAACAGCCGAAAATGGAAAGAGGGCGACACCGGGCAGGAGGTGGAGCTTCCGCTTGTGCCTTCACACATAGAGTGGGGAGGCGGCGAGTAGCCGGGAACAACAGAATAAGCGGCCGTTAAGACCTCATGACCTTAACGGCCACTTGCAGTCCAAAACAACAACAGATTAAACACCAATTAAACGATATGGAAGAAAAAGAGAAAAGCCAGCAGGCACATACATTTGACGGAGGCGTAAGCCCCGAACAGGTAGAATCGTGGAAGAATAAGCATCGCAAGGTCTACCGTGTGGACATCGTGGACGGAGTGGATACCCATATAGGCTATTTCAAACGCCCTGACTTCGCCACAATAAAAGCCATGACAAAGATTTCAAAAACTGACGAGGTGGAAGCCGGCAAAGTGATGTTCAACAACTGTTGGCTTGGCGGAAGTGCGGAACTGGGCACAGATGCCGTGCTTTTCATGGCAGTGCAGGTTCAGCTCGGCAAACTGGTAAATAGTTGCATGGGTAGCCTAAAAAACTTGTAGAGGCGCATACCCTTGCGGACGATGACAGCGAGGACACGTTTGCCAAGGGTTGCGCCTTGATACGGGCGAATCTACATAAAGACCCCGATGCGGTGGAAACGGCAGAGGAATGGGCTGCGCTTTACGGTCAGGCACTTTGGCTTGAACGCTGGCGCAACAGGAACCAAGCTGAAATGATAACGTCTTTGTTTGGAAGTGGACAGCGTTAAGGACGCCAGAAAACCCACCAATGGAGCGGCCCTGCGCTTTTCTTTGAGCAAGCGAAACGGAACAGGTCAATCATATAGAGAATGAGCCCCAAGATTCCAAAAACCAAAGCGGCGACGAAAATCCAACCAACTATGTGAGCTAATATATTGACCATAAAAAGAATAGTTTAACTATATGCAAAAGTAATAAATAAATCTGACATGGCGAGCGTTTTTGACTATATTTTCAACATTGGTGGCAATTATACAGCCACCATTAACGGCATGAGCACTGCGACCGGGAATTTTTCGGCCAAGGTTGACGGCGCGCAGAACAGCATCGGCAAACTTACTACGGTGCTGGCCGGTATTGATTTGGTCAAAAATGCCATAGAGGGCTTGAAACAAGCAACGGACGCATTTAGTGGTTCCGGTATAGCACTTGACAAAAATATGCACGACCTCAGTGCTGTTGCTGGCGTCACAGGCGACAGCCTCAAACAGATTGAGGGCTTCGCAAGGCAGTCGGCTAAAACTTTCGGGACAGATGCCAGTGTTGCCGTGGAGGGTTACAAACTGCTTCTGTCACAGCTAAGCCCGGAACTTGGTAAATACCCCGAAGCCCTCAGTGCGATGGGCGACTGCATACAGACCACCAGCAAGCTGATGGGAGGTGACGGCGTGGCAGCCGCACAGGTACTGACCACAGCCATGAACCAGTATGGTGTAAGCCTGGAGGACCCGATGGCAGCCAGTGAGGAAATGGCACGCATGATGAACGTAATGGCGGCAGCGGGACAGGCAGGATCGGCAGAGCTTCCGGCACAATCGGCAGCTCTGGAACAGTGCGGAATGGCATCTAAAGCAGCAAATGTGGCATTTGAGGAAACCGCCGCCGCTATCCAAGTGCTTGACAAAGCAGGAAAGAAAGGCAGTGAGGGCGGTGTAGCCCTGCGCAATGTGCTTGGGCAACTGTCAAAAGGACGCTTTGTGGAGAAACAAGCCGCGGAGGAACTGCAAAAAGCAGGTATCGACATTGTGGCACTTGGTGACAACTCCAAGAGCCTTAAAGAGCGCCTCGAAATGCTTAAACCGATGCTGAATGACTCGGCGCTGCTGTCAAAATTCTTCGGAGTGGAGAACGCCAACGCAGCACGCGCCTTGATTCAAGGCACAGAAGCACTTGACGGATTTACGCAAGCAGTGACCGGGACAAACAGCGCAACCGACCAGGCGGCTATTATTATGGAGAGCTATGCCGAGCGGCAAGCGGTTATTAACCAAAAAATAGAAGATTTCAAAATTTCTGTTTTTCAAGCCACTGGAGACACGACACTTTGGGCTGGGGTGTTTATGGAACTATTAACCCCATTGGCGCAACTTATGCCGCTTCTCATAACTGTTCCTAAGTTGATTTCGGGTATGGGTAAAGCCATGCTCTGGATAATCCAGCTTAACTGGGCGGGTATGTGGAGCTGTATTGTCGGTTGGGTAAGAACCGCAGCCATAAACATTGCGCTGATGAACGGCACCCTATCCACCAGCAATATGATATCGCTTGGCTTCGTAGGCAATATAGGGCGTGCAACAATCGCCCTGATAAGGTTTGCCACCGTTGGCATATTCAACGCCCTTAAAGGACTGGGCGCACTGGTGCTGTCACTCATAACAGGCGGCACCGCTTCAGCCACATTCTCCGGCATAGCATCAACATCATTCGGGGTATTTGCCACGACGGCGACCACAGCGTGCAGAGCGGTGGGCGTAGCGATAATGAACATTCCGATAATCGGCTGGGTAGCGGCAGCCATTGCCGCCCTCATTGCGGTGGGCGCATATTTCTGGAACACATCGGCAAAGTTCAGAGCCGTGCTGAAAGGAACATGGGCAGCGTTCAAAGCCTGCTTCAAAGGAATAGGAGAACTCGCAAAACAGACATTCGGGGCAATAGGCGACCTTATCAAAGCCGCCTTCAACCTTGACTCCGCCGGAATATCCACCGCACTGAACAAACTGAAAGCCGGATTTTCCGACTATGGCAAACAGATAGGTTCAGCATTCAATGAGGCATACGAAGCCGAAATGAGCGAAGCCGCCAAGAAAGAAGCGGCAGAGAAAAGCAAAAACAAGAGCGGCAAAAAAGCAGCCCCGAACAGCGCAAGTGCAGCCGTCCCGGAAGTGACCGTCCCAAGGGTTGATCCGGTAGGCGGAAGCCTTGGGACAGCCACTGCATCGAGCGGAGGAAGCAGCGACAGCGGGGCGGGCAAAATCCGCAACGTGACCATAAACATTGATAAGCTGGTGGAGCGCATAGAACTCCACACCGCGACCATAAGCGAGGGCACCGAGCAGATAAAGGAGCGAGTGCTTGAAGCCTTACTGGGCGCGCTCAACGATACCCAATTAGCAACAGAATGAAATTACCGGTAAGCATATCATTTATGGCGGTTGGCGCGGCACAGTTCGCCGCCAAGTCGCTAATAAGGTTCAAGCCGGGGCGGACAGGCGAAGCCCCGAGCTGGGAGGGCCGCGGCGCGGACATGACCACGCACGAAGTGGGCGCCCCGATAACCGACCGCGCCTACTGGGAGGGCCGCTATGCCCTTTGTACCCTCATACTGCGCAAGGAGGACGGGGCGGAACTTGAGATAACGGACGCCGTTGCGGCAGTGAGCCGCGAGCGGCGCATAGTGTGCACCGACCTTGTGGGGCGAGACGGCACGGTGAAAGAATACATAAACGAGGGGGACTGGGCGGTAAACATCGTGGTGGGCATTCAGGCGGTGCGCGGCGGCGTAATCACCGACGACTACCCGGAGGAGGAACTTCGCCGGCTGCGCGAGTTTCTGGACGAAAAGAAACCACTGGAAGTGCACAGCACCTTCCTTGACATCTTCGACATCACGAAAATAGTAATCAAGAGTTATTCAGCAACGCAAATGACCGAGGCCAACTATCAGGCGGTAAGCATCAGTGCTGTGAGCGATGAAGACTATGAGATATACAGCAACGATTATTAAACACCCATTAAATAGTAATTAAAATGGCATTTACACAAGAACAGGAGGCGAAGCTGACGCAGTTGTTGGCAGCCTTTGAAAATGGCAAGCGCATCAACGAGCTTGACCCCGCGGAGGGCGACATTGGCGCTATGCAGATTGAAGTAATGGACGAGACGGGCGAGACCCGCCGCATGGAACTGGAGCGAGCCGTGGCAGAAGCCGGCAACCCGATAGCGGGCCGCTGGTGGAACGAGGACAACGCCACCACTAAGGCGGCCGGCTGGTTCGGTTCGCTTGACGCTCTGAAAAAGCTGCCCCAGACGCTGGGACTTGGCCGCTACCTTGTGGCAGACGACCACACGATGCGCAAGCTTGATCCGAAAGACAGCACCAAATTTGAGGACGGCAGCCCTGCGGCACTTGACGGCTCAATGGGACAGTGCATGTGGTGCTGGTCGCGCCCGTGGTACTTCACCACATGGCGCGAGGGCTCACGCAGTTACTGGGCAATTACCTTAAAGCCTATCGAGGGACGCACAAGCTACCGTATTCCGGTGGGCGGCACATCGTGGATAGGCGCAGGAGTGATGGACCGCACCGAAAACAAGTTGTGTTCCGTTATCAGCAGCGATGAGAGATACAGGGGCGGCGCAGGGCAAGCCTTGACGCTTGACAGCAAGACAAAGCATCCGGCACTTGATACGCCACAGGCGACCATGCTTGGAATGCCGGCAACCGTGCTGAGTACAACAGCATTCGGAACAAACGCGCGCAAGCGCGGAGACGGCTGGGAGGCCAACTGGTTTGTGGCGCAGGCAGCCGTTGAAATCCTCATGCTTGTGATAATGGGCGACCGCAATTCACAAGCAGCATTCAAGGCTGAACGCGATGCCGACGGCTTGTATCAGGGCGGTTTTGGCGACGGAGTTACAACCATGAGCTGGCAGGATTGGGCAGATTATAACGGTAATTATCCACTTGTCCCTACGAGTGCTGGCCTTAAAATGGGCGACGGTACAGGTTTGGTGACTTACTCACTGCCTGCAAGCGAGAGCGCAGACGACAAGGAAAAACCATACAAGACATTCAACGTGCCTGTATTCTTTGGACTGGTGCACGCAGGTTATGGACATCTGTTCCGCTTCGTGCGCGGCTTGACAGTGAAACAGGAAGCCGGCGTAAAAACCGAAGTGTATGTCGCAAAGAGTATGGCGGCGGACTTCAACCCCAACAGTGTTGAGGGGCTTAAAAAGGTTGCCGAATGTCCGCAACAGACAGGCTATATTAAACGCGTCAGCTTTGAGGGCTTATGCTCTATGCCTACGGAAGTGGGAGGAAGTTCTGTAACGTATTATCCTGACTATTTCTATACCGATGCAGACAAGGCCACGGGCCTTCGTGTCCGCGCGGCTGGCGGTAGCGCTCACTATGGTG